CACGACGAGTTGCTTTACCAATTTCGTTGGCATCACGCTCGATTTGGAACATAAGACCTTTGAACTTCTCAACAGACCAGCGACCGTTAGAGTCAGTGTCCAGATCGAAAGTACCAGAGGTTGTTACATTAGTAGTTGCACCAGCTACAGCACTGTAGTTGATAGTACGAACGACTTCGCGGTTGATTTCAGAAAGGATTTCTGAAGACAGGATATTGCTTAACTCAGTTTCAGCGTCTAGACCGTGGATTGCTTTAAGGTCTTGAGCCAATTCCATAGTGTACTCAGCTTTCAGAGCACGACTAACAGCAGTTACAGCAACTTTCTCAATTGAGAATGCCATTTCGTTGAAGTGGTCGCCAGCAGCTCCACCCAGTGTTTGAGCTTCAGCAGCTGTCATACCAGTGTGAACATTATATCCACCACCAGTTGAGCTAGCTGAACGATCACTAGGATCAGTACCAGTCATAGCTAAACCAGCTGTAGCGTTAGCAGCAACTAGAGAAGCAGTATTACCAGCAGGACGGCTTCTAGAGAATGAAGCGTCAGCTTCGCCGAACATAGCTTCAGTACCAGCTTGGCCAGTGTAACGTGAACGCATAGCAAAGATCAGTCCAGTAGGACCAGTCATAGGCTGTACACCACAGATATCATAGGCGATTAGGTTAGGCATAGAGCGTCGAACAAGGCTGATCAATACAGGATCAAAATTGGCAACGGCTGCGCCAGTAGCGTTAGTAGGGGCAGCTTCGCCAAGCAGAGTTGGAGCAAAAGCACCACCGCTTTGAGCACCTTGCTCACGAGCTGATTTTTCTTGGTTTTCTAATAGTGTAGCGACAGTAGAACGCTTGTGAGCATCTGCGATCGGTGCTAGATCGGCATGCTCTAAAACGGGTTGCCACTTCTTTTGTAGTTCGTCAGTTTGAAACATTTAGGTTCTCCTTCTTAAAGACCTTTTTACTTACAGTTTATTTATAAAATGTTACTTTTTAATGCTTTTTGAAATGGCATTCAAGTATGCCGCCATACCAGGATCAGTTGGCGTCGCCTCTTCAATTAACTCAAGAGGTTCGTCATCGATAATTGCTTCTTCAGAAATAGTTTCTTCCTTCGGAAAGTAATTCTCTTTGAGCGTATCTAGCTTAGAAGTAAAAGCAGCTTCATCTTCGAACTCAACGCCCTCAGATAAAGAACTCAACTTAACAGCTTGAGACTCAGTGATGTCTCCACAAGCAGCAGACAGAATCGATTCACGCTTTGATTCTACTATTTCCTTACGAAGTTCGATGTTTCTTTCCATCTCTTCATTTATTGAAGATTCGAGCTCTTCAACCTTAGACGCTAATTCGTCTACAAGGTCGACTTTCTCTTCTGGAATGTCGATATAGTTTTCAGTGAATAGACTACGCAAGCCGGACATAAAGTTCTCAACAATCTCAGAACGGATACCCTGCTCAACTGCTAGTTCATTCTCCTTCATCCACTCCTCAGCAACGTACTCTAAGTAAGAATCTACTTGCGTGGATAACTCTTCAACAATTTGTACTTTCTCAGCTTCTAGTTCGGCTTCAAAGTCAACAGTAACAGATTCTAAAATCTGATTGACTTTTGAGACTACAGCAGCTTCAAAAATGGTTGTGGCTTTAACGACAAAATCTTCAGAAAGCTCTTCACTACCAAACATTGCTTCTACATCTTCAGCGATTGAAATATCTTCAGAACTGATTTGACGGATTTCTTTGATTGATTGTGTAGCTTCTTCTGAAACTTCTTCAGCTTCAAACCCTTCAACTTTCAGACCAGCCATCACAGCACTATACGATGCGGTGAGGTCATCTTTCTTCTTATCTTTCATAGCGTCAAGCATAGCACTAATCATACCAGCTTTAGTCTTAGGTGGCGCAGATTCCTTAACTGTAGATTCGACAACAGCTTCGGCAGGATCACCGACAACTTCTGCCTCTACCTTACCCTCTTCGAGAGGTGCGTCATCTACTAGTACTTCTTCGACGCTGTCCTCTATTTTCTTATCAGACATGAATTTCTCCTTATATTTGGTGTTATACAGTCTATTTATAAAATTTACAACTTAGAGATAAAATCTTCAAAAACCTTCAGTTTGGATTCTTCTAGATCCTTAGCTGGAGTCTTTTTAATTATATTCTCATAATCAGCAATGTGGTGTTCACGGATGATACCGTTTTCCCAAACCCATTCCTTACCTTCCATGATACCTTGAACAAATGCGTCTGGTGCAGAAGGATCCGCAACAATGTCAGCAGCTGTAGCAAGATAGAAATCGCTTTGCACTTCGGCAACGCCCTTCCCATTCTGTTTGACAGAACCCATACCGCGAGATGAAACTCCTAATTGAGCACCTTCATCCATAAGCGATCTAACAATCCCGCCATACGGAGTTTCTGTCATAATCTTAGCACGACCCATAAAGTTTGAACCATCACGTTCCAACTTGGTGATCATATGTGATACACGCTCGAGATTAATGCTTGGACCTTGCGGATGACCTAATTCACCATAAGCACGATTCTTAGCAACATACTCTTTGTTATATCTATTTATCTCTTTGTCCAAAACCTCTGCTGGGTAAACTCGACCATTGCGATTTTTGATATCGCCCTGTAAGAATACGCCTTCGATGAAATACGACTTCTTGCCGTCCTCTTCTTTGGCTTCCGTGATATAATTAATATCTTCGTTAACTTCGCAGATCAGTTTCATAGTTTTTTCCTAGTATCCAACGCTTGATATTGCGCTTGCTTTGAAAGTAGCAGCACCGCGAAGCCCTTGACCGTTGCCAAGAGAAATAGTAACGCCAGCACCTGCGCCAACCCAAACGGTAGCGACGGTTGCGTCAGAGGAATTGACTTGAAACAGCTCAATGGCAGTGGTTGCCGTATTAACAACATAAGCTGCTGCGGCAGTTTCTAGTTTAGTGGTGGCGGCAGCTAGTGCTACACCAGTTCCTAATAATTTCATTACTTGCCTCCAAACGCGACATCAAGAAGCTGGAACATTCCCTCAGGGGACTTCTCCAACATTTTCTCTGCCTTTACTTTATTAGCTGGCTTTAGCTTTTCTAGCATATTAACAAGAGCTGCTGCGGTGGTCATGTCTATTTCTTCAACTTTACCGTTGCCGAACTTAACCTTTTTAGCAGATTTCTTAGATATAATACTATTCAGCTGATCAACAACTGCGCCTTCAGAAAGGTCTTCGTCTTCGTCTGACTTCTTGCCATTTTTCTTATCAATGGCTTTCTGAAGAGCAGGAGGTAAAGAACCTTCTTCCACTTCTTCTTCTTCGTCATCTTCGTCTTCGGCAGAGTCATCATCTTCAACTTCATAAAGGTCGTCAGCATATTCTTTGCCGTACTTTTTAATGAAGTCTTTTTTGGACATAGTTTCAGAATCGTCGACCATTTGATCCTTCACTTTCCCTTCAGTAATCTCAGCTCTGTCGCCGTTAAACTGGTGGTCGCCAGCAACAGGGTGCTTAGTGGTTTCAATGCTATGTTTAGCTTTGAAGTCTTTTTCACCTTGAGCTTTTGGTTCAAGCTTTTCGCCTGTAGACTCTTCAGAAATGTAAGCTTTGAATCTTTTGATAGCCATTGTTGCTATTCCTCTGCTGTATCTTGCGTTGCCATGAAGTTACTTTGAACCTCATACTTTTTAATTTCTATTGCCGATTGGATTTTGTCCATCATGACATCTCCAACAGCACTCTTAAACTCATTCACATTACCATCAGCGGCAAGGTTAACTGCGTCAACAGTTGTATATACCTTTTTATCTTCACTCATTATCATTTCCCCTTAATTGTATAATATTTATAACTAATCATATAAGACATTTTAGCTAATATTATTCTTCTTCGTCACCGAAACCATCGTCTTCATCTTCAATCTCGACATCCATTTGCTCAATATCTTCATCAGTCTGAAACAGAATATTCTTACGGATCCACTGTTTAGAGTAATACTGTCCGGCATATTGATCAACGTCTTGTAGTAATGACAATCTTTCGCGCAAAACTTCTGAATTCTTCAACTCAGCAAAATGGTTATCTTCAATAAAATCAAACTTCATAGTTTGTTTCATCTCAACCCATTCGGATCTAGAGATAACACCTTTTAACAAAAGCTGCTTTTCAAGTAATATAGTGAACAATTCAGCAAATCTATTTCTAAGCCTTCCAACGAATTTAGAAAACTTCAACTCATCGCGGGTTATTTCAGAAGAACGACCAAGGTTAAATTGTCCATCAGACTCTAATCTAGAAACGGGCACATTCAAAGACTCATACATCTTTCTGCGGAAGTATTGTACATCGTCCATTTCGCCAAGGTTTTGGCCACCAGGAAGAGTAGTGATCTCAGTACCGCTGCTGCCTTCTCTACGCGGAAGCCAGTAATCTTCAAGCATAGTCAAATGTTTACGCGAATCATTGACCGCGCCAGTATTAGCATCATATACTAATTTATTTTTGTGCTTTACCATCATATCCCGCAAGTACTGCTCAGCTTTCGCCTTCGGCAAGTTACCAACGTCTATATAAAAGATTCGACGCTCAGGTGCTCTAGCTAAACGATAGATAACAGTTGCGTCTTCAAGCATTCTTAATTGGTTCAATGGCTTCACCGCTTTATCTAGGTGACCAAGAACCATTTTGTTAGCTTCGTCCAATAATCCGCTGTGGACATAAGCTATAGAATCTGTAGAGATTTTTACGCCTTGCTGCCCAGTTTGGACACCTTTTGGTGAATAGACATAAAATTCAGAATATTTTTTAGCTACAACTTCACGAGAACCAGAGACCATATCACTATCTCTTTTCTCGACTCGCATTTTCTTTATTGTGCGAGGATCAACATATCTCAACTCTTGAATACCAGATTTAGTATTCTTTGCGTCGATCATAATATGGTAATACATTCGACCATCAACATACCATCTACGGAACGTATCGTATCCGCGAGTGTTGAATTCTAACAAACTAAGAAGTATATCAAATTCTTCAATGACTCTTTTCTTTATAGCATCAGGAAGATCTACATCGTCCATGACTACTTTAACAGAACCTTGCTTATCATCAAATACAATAGCTTCGTTACATACGTCATCAATTGCCTTATCACATTCGCTTTGGCGAGCCATCTCGCGGTACTTAGTGATAAGTGCCGATTCGGTTTTGGAAGTTCCGTCAAGGTCAACCGTAGTGCCAAAAGCACCACCCTCGTTTACATCTAAAGCACCGTCCATAGCTGCTGGTGGCGCAAACGATTGTATCGATGGTCCTGCTTCTTCTTTACGTCCTAGTTGGAACCCGAAAAGTTCAATAGCCATTATAGTTTATCCTTAATAATATTTGGGGCGTCATAGTATTTATGCGCGCCCCATATTCACCTTTTAGACTTTTTAGGATTAGATTCCGCCAGCAGTGCCAGTAGTTCCGCCAGTTACTTCCCAATAATCATACTGGAATGTAACACCGAACTCCTGAATTGCTTCGCTATCCCAAGCCAAATCAATAGCGGCAATCTCAGTTGGATAAATTCCAACAAAGTTATACACGCGAAGGATTGACCCATCTTTACCAAACTGTGTTACTTGTGCATTAGACTTATATAGGCTTGGAGCAGAACCACCAGCTGTGTTCAAGTTTCCTTGAGCAGAGTTGATAGAGTTTGACCACTGTTCCATAGAATTGCGAATAGCAAAGTCTTCGTCATTAATAATAGTAGGTGCCCACTCAGCATAAGTGCGATTGCCAGCTACTTTAATTTGGCGACCGAAGTATGGTACTTCAACCGTTCCAAGAGTAGAGGCAGGGATCTGAGCAGCCTTTACCATAAATGGTACTTGCGCATCAGCCACACCGTTGATTGGATTTGTAATCTGGACTTGGAAAAGCGATGCACGAGCACCGCCTCCCTTCAACGCGCCAGAAAATTCATTTACATTAAACGCCATTTTTATATCTCCCGATTCTGTACGTTATATTTATTACGCGCGACCAACGATCTCAGAGAACTCAATACCGCTGCGAACAGCAACAAAGTTCAACTGAATAAAGTTGATTGAACGGGCTGGTTTAATATAGATGTCGCCGATAAACTCGTTACGATCTACAACTTCGCCAGTGTTATTTGTTCCGTCACACACGACTTGGAAGTCAGTGATACCACGACGACCTTGAACATCACGCAAGAAAGGAACTACCAAATTGGTGAACTGGCTTCGGGTAAACTCATCATTGAATTCAAAGAGAGTGAACTTAGAGGCAGTTGCTATAGCTTTCTCAAGTACGATAAACAAGCGACGGACATTAATTCGATCAAACGCAGATGGCTTTGACAGAAGAGTCTTATCACCGAACAACACAGTACCTTGTCCTGGGAAAGTAACAATTGGGTTTACGCCTTTCTTATAAAGAGCGTCGCGATCGCCTTTGCTTGGGTTATAAGCAAGTTTGATAGCATTCTTAATGTTACCACGGTTATAACCAGCAGGTGAGAACCAAGGGTCACGTGTAAGATCCGTTTGAACCATTAAGCCAGCAGTGTCAGCATTTAATGGTACATAGCGGTAAACATCATTGTACTTATCGTACTGATATTTCCAGCCAGAATCTAAAACAGCATATGAAGAGGACGGTAGCGTGTCGCGGAATGCGATAATATCATCACGTTCTTTGCCAGCATAAGAATTGTTTCCGACAACATCAGCACGCTCAGGTGATAATACAGCGATACAATCTTTACGTGACTCAGCAATACTTGTAATCAGGTGAGTTGCTAGAGTAACGTCAGCATCAGCACCAAGTAGGAAAGAAACGTCAACGTCTTCAGCAGAAGAGAACAGGTCGTAACCAGCAATCTTATTTGCGCTT